ATGCGGCAAGAAAAGTCTTTTACCAATTAAGTAATAAGAGTTTTCTTGGGCATTACAATTCCGCTACCAAAATTGGAATTATAACTATTCTCAAGTTCAGTATTTGGTTCAGCAATATACATGATTGCTTGCTTGTTCAGTGAAATAGGTTTTTCTGTAAACATAGAATATGGACCCATTTGGACTTGCACACCACCAGTTTGATTAGGCGTCAGCATCACAATAGCAGGTTTTTCTACGGTGACAGTTTCTTCATCTTCTTTTTTAATCTTACCAACAATCTCTTCACCGTTAATCATTTTAATTAAAATTACATCACTCATGCGTCTGGATTCTCCGTAGATTGCATCAAATCTGTACACATAGCAATAGCACCTTGCAAACGCACTAAGTCTGTTTTAAGATTGATGATTTCTTGTTCTTTGATTTGAATTTGTTTAACTAACTCTTTCGCATTTGTTTCCAGAGTAGTCTTCTTTTCTTCCACATCAGAAACTTTGATTTGCATTTTGTCAAGTTTCTCCGTAACTGTTTTACTCATATCAACTCCATGTTAAAAAGGACAGTTTCAAGTCTTGTCCAGGACACACTAGTTACTTAACTTCGATACTCTTTGGTTTCTTATGCTCAGGAATAATATGTTCCAAAGCAACTTTCAAAATACCGTTAAGCATCTCTGCATTCTTAACTTCAACATTATCGTTCAAGTTAAACACTCTTGTAAATGGACGCATTGCAAGTCCTTGATGGAAGAATACATCTTTGGTTTCTTCATCTGAATCCTGTTGTGCGTTACCTTTAATGGTGAGAGTGTCGCCTGCAACATTGACCTCGATATCAGACTTACCGAAACCTGCTACTGCCATTTCAATGACATAAGTGTTTTCATCAGTCTTCTTGATGTTGTATGGCGGATAGTTAGGAATGTTCTTTGCAATCTCATCATGAAATTTTGAGATGCGATTGAACATGTCATCGTAACCGATTAAAGATTTCCCAAACGATGCAGGGAATAAGTTTTCTAATGTGCTAAATGTTGTCATAATTTTCCTCCTAAATTTAGCGAGTTAATTTGCGAGAACCCGTTCGGCGTTCTCAACATAATATATATGCACTTTCTTAAAAAAATCAAGTGCATTATTGGTAATTAAAATAAGCATTGCCAGCAACGCTTACTCTTACCGCATCTGGAACGGAGTGTGGTACCATTTGATGTTGCAACCAGTGTGGGAATATAATTATATCTCCCTCTTCAGGTTCAAACACATAAGTACTACTAGAGAGTTGCATCTCTTCTCCATACCAAAACTGTGTGCTACCAGAATATGGAAAATTTTCTGGCGGCGTATTATTTATATAGATACAAAAAGATATGGCATCTTGCTCATGAATATGTCGCAACTGCATATCTTTAGCATATGAAAAATTTGCCCATATGTTATATAACATAATGTCATTCTTCAATGTATGTCTTGCTTGTACAGGAAATTGCCGTAATGCATTTAGATATGAAGATACATGAAATTTCAATTCTTCCAAAATATCTTCGTTATCTTCCCACCAAGGTTTAAGGTCAAAACTTCTAGTTACAATTCCATGACCTTTTGTTTCGGTCATCCAATCAGTTTTTTTAGGGTGAGGTAAAGTAGCAATAACCTTGTCATTATCAACATCGATTGTTGCCACTTTGTCTTTTATTTTTTGTAAAGATTTATCATCAATTCTAGACTTGTATATTGTAGGACCAAATGGTCTAATCAATTCAGTTCCTTCATTATGAAAATCTACAATAGTTTTCAAGTTAATCATTACGAACCTTCGATTTTCTTTTTCCCTATGTTATATTTTGTTTCTAAAACCCACTCATTCTTTTCTTTGAAAGCAATGACTTTGATTTGAGACAAGGGTGCTTGCTGTGTAATCTTTGCTTCATTGACTACAGTTACAAGTCCCCAATCATTCAGAAGTTTCACAATCGTATTTCTACGAAACTGGTCTTCTTCTGAAAAATTCGTTTGCTTGCCATCTAATCCAAACAGTTCTTTGAAATGTACAATAAAGTACCTACCTTGCTTATGCAAGATATGACAAGACTGATACAACTTTTTATCTTTTTTGGAAGCGATACCTATCCGAGATAGCGTTTCTCTAATTTTTAGAAAATCATCAGGTTGAGATAGTTTGACCTCAACCATATTTTCAACTGTCCATTCATTCATTTTACTCCACCTTTATTAGTAATCTTTTTCTTTATAAGTTCAAGTTGCTTATCGGAAAGGACTGACAGTGCGGCGACTGCTTTAGGATAGGAGTAGTTGTAGTATGCTCGGACATATTCTAATTCTTCACTCTTATCTGCTTTCTGCCATTTATCAAATCGCTTTCGCTTACTAATACTATTTAGTAAAAAGTCAAATTGTAACTTTTTAGAAAGGTGGTGTCTTTGGTTCATCTCATTCGCTTGAAGTACAGTATCGATGCCCATACTCAAACCACGATTAACAATAAAAGGATTGTATTCTTTCTCTGTCAAATCATCAACAATCATTTTTTCTTTTGTTGCAGTGATTGCTTTAATATAATCAAAAGGTGTTGTCATAATTTAATATCCGGTTTCACTCTGTTGAAGTATACTTGACTGTATCTCCAATTGTTCTCTGTCCATTCACTGTGGTCTTCCATATACGCACCATGAATGTACCAACTTGGATAGATGATAGTTCTATTTTTCTTTCCTGCAATGACTTCTGCTAGTTCAGCATCTTCTGCTATATTAGCACGAACATCTAATGCTTCATCAATTGTTTTATCATATGATTTATAGAATGCTGTTCCATGGTTTTCATTATCATTCAAATATGTAACTGACGCTATAAACAATGATGTAGTACTATCTCGGTGAGGCATCATTTGTATATCATTACTCTCTGGAGGATTTATCCAAGAGAAACAGTTAAACTGATAGTCGTGTTCTTCATCAATACAATCATAACCAAGATAGTTCTTCGCCATATCTCTGATTAGCATCTGTATTTCATTTTCTTTAGGATGGTCTGTTTTAGTGACTTGAATGTTGTGTCTACAATCAAAGTAATCTTTATAGTTAGCACTATCAGTACCGTAATGAAAAGAAGGAACCCATGCTTGGTCAAGCATCAGCGCAATATCACTTGGATACTTATAAGTCTGGTCTATCACTACGATAGGTCCAACACCTTCAATTTCATACTTCTTCGTTAGTAGACCATCATTTAACTCAAACAGTTCATGGTGTAGATACGGTATCGGCATTTACTTAAACTCACAATCAACCATCACCTCAGTAAAGAATGCGACCATGTTGACCTCTTGGTCTGCAACATGAACATTCTTATACTGATAGTCTGCAATCTTTAGAACGACTAGAGGAATACTCTGCGGTTGCATGTACTCGCTCATAGTGTCATAAACTTTACGATAGATATCTTGTGCATCAGATGTGTGAATAGTGTCAGCGACCCATTTACGCATCTTCTGAAAGTCTTTAGTTTTGCAGTAATCAACAACTGCTTTAATCTCTACATCTCCGGAGTTGTTCGCCGCTTCTGCATCGATACGACCACCGATAGAAATTTTCTGCAGTTCATTGAGTGTGCGTCTAAAGTCAGGAAAGAACTTCGATACAATACCAGCAACGGTGCTGTTTGTATACTCAACATTCTCTAGCGCAAGAATATCTGTTACACGCTTGAAGAAGTTTCCTGCCAGTATAGGTTTTTCATCTTTAGGAATGTTGAACTCAATCACAGAACACCGTGAGTGTAGTGCTGGAATGATTTTGTTCTTATAGTTACAAGTGAAGATGAACCGACAATTCTTACTGAACTCTTCGATAAAGTTACGCAAAGCAGGTTGCGTCACTGCGGTCAGATAGTCTGCCTCATCATATATGACCACCTTACCTCCGCCACCGAAGGACACGGTGCTTGCAAAGTTGGTTATCTTTGTTCGTAAGGTGTCGATATCACCTTCACTTGAACCATTTAGGATAATCCAATCATAACCCATCTGTTCGCAAAGTGCTTTTGCGACTGTGGTCTTACCGACACCTGCAGTGCCGCACAACAATAGGTTAGGGATTTCTCCACTCTCTACAAACTGTAGAAAGGTTCGTTCAAGGTGCTTTGGCAGAATAGCATCTTGAACTGTCTGTGGACGATATTTTTCAACCCACAGAAATTCATCACTTTTAATATCCATCATATAATCCTTATGTTAACCTTCGTATGTGCTATCAGTCTCCAACGCAACCCAATATTGCAGGTTCTTGTTAGCATTCACCCAATGTGAGATGTTCTTACTTGAAACAGTCAAATCATACTCACCTGGAATCATACGCAGGTTATCACGTTTGAAGTAGAAAGAGAACTTAGTTCCGTTGCCTTCTGCTACTTCGACATTGAACTGATTTGATGTTTGGTTCTTCTTGTCAGTTGCGATTAGATTGATTGTGTCGCCGTCTGATACTAGACCAATATCATTCAGTTGCATGATGTTAGATGCTTTGAGCAGGTCGGTGTAGTTCGATTGTGTGATACGAACTTTGACTTCTGCACTAGGCATCGTGATTGACTTGGTTGGAGAGACCACAAGAGATGGGTCAGCATACCAAAACTTCGAACTTGACTTACCTTGTGATATAGTCAAGAAGTCATCACCGAGAGTTACATCAGGACTCTCATACAATGACAGAACACTCAGCAAAGAATTCAAGTCATAGATAGCAAACTCTTTATCAAAAGTTTCTTCGACTTGTGCTTCTGCTAGAACATTCTTCATTACAGAAATTGTCTGCAGTGTGTTACCTGGTTTGATGAGCAGGTTCTCATTGATTTCGCTGAAGTTCTTCAATACTTCAAATGTCTGTTTACTGATTTTCATTACAAATCCTCATCATGTATATAAAGTTGTATTAGCGCATAGTGTAGAACCTTCAACAGGTCTTTGCGGGCATCACTAGCGGTACCCTTCTTACCGTATCGTTGTGCATACTTTAGTACGTTACCAATACAGAAACCAGTGCCGTGACCGCCATCGATGATGAACTCGGTCGCTTGAAACTTATCTTTCGAATAGTGACCTGCATAGGTACTATCGATGTAGTTCTGAAATTCTTCAATCAACTCTTTCTCGTTGAACTTGTATTTTATATATGACATTATCACTCACTTTTCATGGTATAAAAGAAGGAGAGTGGAGGGGGAGAAAGGTGACTGTAAGATGAGAAACCCCTCCACTCTCCACTCTACTTAGGCAGACTGTGCTAGTGCTTGAAGACCAGCGGCAACTACTGCCTTAGATGGTGTGCCGATACGATACGACACTGCATTACCCTTACCTGTTGGGTTAGCATAAATCATGTTACCCTCAAAACGCAGGTCATGCACACGCTTTGAAACATTGACTGTTGAAGTCTTTGCCTTCTTAGCGAGTTGCTTTGTAGTGAAGGATTCACCAGTTGAAAGAGCAGAAAGGATTTTCGCCTTTACTGAAGTTTTTGCTTTTGCCATATTATAATCACTCCTATATGTTATATGGTTGAGACTGCACCATGCAGTCTCTATCAATTGTTCTAAGTATAATCTTAGAACGGTGTTTTGTCAACGCTTTCTTGAGCGGCGACAGTACTTTCGCCAGTGGCGAAATCGTTATCTGCATCAACCTTTGAGTAAAGGTCAAGGAAAGAGGTTTTGGTATCCTCATCAAAACGAGCGATACACAACTCAATGGCCTTCTTTCTATCACCGAAGATAGCATAGGCATTGGCGATGTGGACCAGACGCCGTGTAGCGATGATCTCATCAATTCCACCTTCATAGAAGGTCTTACGAATAATGTCGGCCCAAGTGACCAACCTTTCTGAGAAATCACCAGCCTCAACATCAAGACTAGCAAATACCTTGTCGAGAATCTTTCTCTCGACTGACATTGAAGGATAT